CAGCACCTACGCTGGCAGATCTCGATCAAGAGGTAGAAGCATTCGAGGAATTGTGGGGCTGTTCGCCGACTCTCATAGTTGTTGATAACCTTATGGATATCTCCAATGACGGGGGAGAAGAGTTTGCTAACATGCGTTCCACAATCAAAGAGTTGAAATATCTCGCAAGAGATACCAACGCTGCGGTATTGATACTGCATCATACCAAGGAGTCGTATATGGGGAACCCATGCCAACCTCGCTCTGCTTTGCAGGGCATGGTGGCACAGTTGCCTGCACTTATCTGTACAGTGGGAACTAACGCACCAGGCTACCTCGCGGTAGCGCCCGTTAAGAACCGCTATGGTAAGGCAGATCCAACTGGGGATACGGCTTTTTGGTTGCAGTTCAATCCCGAATTTATGGATGTCTCAGACATACCTGAACGGGTACAATGAAGCACATCAATGATTTGAAACCTGACTACTCAAGGGCTATGGATATCAGAGGTGAACCCACCACTGTATGCGTATGTGGGTGTTTCGTTTGGAATCTTAAAGTAACATTTGAAGCAGATGGTACGATAGGAATGTACTTTCTAGATATGGAGTGCGCTGACTGTGGAACACAGGCAACCGCCCCGATTGAGGAGTAAAGATGAAACTAAGAACATACATATTCTTGATGATTTTTGTGGTCTTTGTGGGTACACTGCCCCATACTGTGGGTGCTCTTACTTTGCAAAAGAAGATTATTCAGATTGAAGAAGAGATCGTCTACCGGTGCGCTAACCCAGCGATGAGGGAGATGAAGTTAATCGCCAAGGACGTTGCTAAGATGAAAGTCATGGCACAGTACAAAAGCATTAAAGAGTGGAAGGCTTTAGATGAACTATGGTACATCGAGTCACGCTGGGATTACACGGCAGACAATCCTCGCTCTACTGCCTATGGCATACCTCAACTGCTCAAGATGGATCCAAAGACTCCATTGATAAAGCAGATTGATTTGGGATTGAAATACATTAAGCACCGCTATGGCACGCCTACCAAGGCGTTGAAGTTCCATAACAGACATGGTTGGTACTAATGAGCAACGCAGCAAAGGCCAAAGGATCTAAGGCCGAAAGAGATATTGTCACTTATCTGATTGAGAACGGATTCCCATACGCTGAAAGGCGTTTAGCAGGGGCGCAAGAGGATAAGGGCGATATCGCTGGTGTCAATGGTGTATGCATCGAAGTTAAAGACCATGCAAAAATGGCTCTCTCTGGTTGGCTAGAAGAGTTACGAGTTGAGATGATTCATGCTAAGGCATGGACTGGCGTGGTATGGCACAAGCGCAAAGGTAAGTCATCTCCTGCTGATTGGTATGCTACAATGCCTGGGTCAGTGTATTTAGAGTTACTAAAGAAAGCGATGGATAAATGAACATAGATCAACTCAATGAATCTACAGGTTGGAACGAACTTGGCTGGATTGATATACTTGCTAAAGCAGTATTGCTGAATAAGGTTTCCATTAAAGACGGAAAAATTACAGTGAGGGCTTTCACGGAAGATGAACTCTGAGAAGCCAGATATAACAACAATTCTTGAGTACTACGGTGCTCAAGTTCCTACCCGTAGTGGATGGGCAAAACTCAAATGTCCATTCCACGATGATTCACATGCATCAGCAGCAGTACATCTCAAAGATAATATCTTTAAGTGTCATGGTTGCCAGTACAAAGGCGATGCGTATGCTATCATTATGCAGAAAGAAGGAGTTAACTTTCGTGAAGCAATCACACTTGCAAAGAGAATCTTTGACCAGAGCGGCAAAGTTTTACCACAGCGCACTGCACGAAGCGGAGGACTACCTCGCAGAACGGGGGATCTCTCTGGAGCAAGCCCAGCGGATGCGCTTGGGCGTCGTGCTAGAGCCGCTCACGGGTCATGAAGCCTATATCAATCGCTTGGCGATTCCGTATCTTACGCGTTCGGGGGTGGTTGACCTTAGATTCCGTGCGATGGACCACTCAGAACCAAAGTACATGGGCATCACTGGGGCAACAACGCATCTCTACAACGTGGGTGCATTCTTCAAAGCGTCCTCATATATTTCTATCTGCGAGGGTGAGATTGACACGATCACGCTTGATGCTGTTTGCGGGATACCTGCGGTGGGGGTCCCTGGAGTCAACAACTGGAAGAAGCACTACACCAGACTCCTCTCGGACTTTGAGAAAGTATTTCTATTTGCTGATGGGGATAATGCTGGTGCTGAGTTTGGTAAGTCTCTTGCTAAGGAGTTACCTAACTTGACCATCGTCAACATGCCCGAGGGCGAGGATGTAAACAGCATATATCGGACAAATGGTGTAGAATATTTCCAACAAAAGATTGCGAGTGCCTAATGTTAATGCCTGATAAGAACGGCGTGTTTAGATGTGAAGATAAGTGCTCGTTTGCAACGGCAGATATCTTCGAGTTTATGGATCACTGTGGCATCGAATTCGGTTGGCAAGTACGCCTAAATAAGCGTTTTTCCTTTGATTTATATACGTTTTTGAGCCTTCTCAATGACACTGTGAATAATGGTGATCTTGATGATGCATGGACTATTGTCCAAGATGCAACCCTCATGATGGTCAATGCAAGTGAGGGAGACCTAGAAGAATTCGTTGAGGAGACAGTCGTTGCCTCTGAGATGAATGACATGATGAGCGACCTAGAAAGACTACTCAAGAGAGATGGCGATGAAAAAGATTAAGCAAGTAAAAGAGTTAATGACTAATGAATACAAGTTTGAACCACCTATCAAGGTAGGTGAATACAAGTTTGATGACATTGGTCCGACTAATTTTGAGTTAGATATCTGGGAGATCAGTGACACACTGACCAACCTACTCATCAAGAAGCATGCCGACTACGGCCCAAAGAATATCTCACAAAGTCCTGGAGGCCCACTCAACGGCCTCCGTGTTCGTATGTGGGACAAGGTGGCACGTATCAACAACCTCATTGACACTGGCAAGGATGCACAGAATGAATCTCTTGAGGATTCCTTTGCTGACTTAGCCAACTATTCAATCATCGCACTAATGGTACTGAAAGGTAAATGGCCAGCAGAATGAAAAAGTCAATCAAAAAAACAATCAAACGTATCTTCGGACCTTACAAAGGTAGCGAACAAAACGGTGGGCGACCAATCTATGTGATTAAGAAGAGGACTAAAGATGGCAAAGTGGTTACGACTTCTAGCAATAAGGCTCGAGTTGATTACGAAAAGGCCACAGGAAAAACCCTCCCAAGAGGAACAGAAGTAGATCACAAGAACCACAAGGGTAGAGCAGGCGACGATAGAATGTCTAACCTGACCACTATCTCTAAGAGCAAGAATGTTGCTAAAGAAAACAAGCGACGCGCCAAGAAACCAACAGTGAAGAAGGCGACCAAAAAGAAATGAAAAACATAGTTTGCATATCTGATTTGCAGGTTCCATATCACGATGTAGAGGCCACGAAGGCAGTGGCAAAGTTCATTCAGTGGTATCAACCTGAGACTGTAGTATCCTGCGGTGATGAAATGGATATGCAGACCATCTCGAAATGGAGTAAGGGGACTGAACTAGAGTTTGAACGCTCTATTGGACGTGACCGTGATCTTACTCGTCAAGTGCTCTATGACTTAACCGTTGAGCATATGATTCGTAGCAACCATACTGATAGATTGTTTAACACAGTTGCTATGCGTGCTCCAGGATTGCTTGGACTTCCTGAGTTGCAACTAGAAAACTTCCTTGGACTCAGTGAACTTGAGATCAAGTACCACACAGATCCATACGAACTAGCCCCAGGCTGGTTGCTTATGCATGGTGATGAGGGCAACGTACAACCTACTGCAGGAGCCACTGCGTTGGGTTTAGCGAAACGCTCAGGCATGTCCGTAGTCTGTGGTCACACGCATCGCATGGGTTTGACACATCAGACTCAGACCTATCGTGGTGGTAAGCCTAAGACTATCTGGGGTATGGAACTCGGAAACCTCATGGATTATCGCAATGCAAAATACATCAAGGCTGGGCTATTCACGTGGCAACAAGGCTTTGGTATCTTGCATGTAGATGGGAAGAATGTAACCCCACAACTTGTCCCTATCATCAACAACTCATTCACAGTGGATGGTAAAACATTCAAATGGTGAGAAAAAAAATAAAACAACTATTTCTTTATCACGAAACTACCAGACTTCTGATAAAAGATTTAGAGTTACGACATATCGAACTGTTAAAACGTATTCAAATTCTTGAAAACAAGGACATCTAAATGGTGATAGAAAGATACGATGGAATTGTGAGTGCTATTGCTTACGAATTCGCTCGTAAATACAAGATCGTTGACGTTGATGATGTTCGTCAAGAGTTGTGGGTATGGTTCCTTGAGCACCCTAACAAGGTGAATACATGGGAACAGTTAGAGGGCAAGCAGTCTATAAAACTAATTGCTAGGTCACTGCGTAACGCTGCTAAGGATTACTGCCAGAAACAGAAGGCACAGATGGGTGGCTATCGTGTAGAGGACAATTACTACTACGATAAGGAACTCGTTGAAGCATTGTTACCAGCAGTCATCAGAGGTGATCTAGTAGCACCAGCAGTGGTCGAACTAGGCTTTGTCTCAGGCAAGAAGGTAGCCTCCGAGGGAGGCAATTGGTTTGCCATGATGGCTGATATTGACTGGGGACTTGAGAAACTAACCAGTGAACAGAAGAGTATTATCTTTCTACGTTACGGCGATGGCTGTGATAACAAGACCTTTGCTAAGGAACTGGACATCACAGAAGATGCAGCACGTATGAGAGTTAACAGAGCACTAAACAATTTGATTAACTTCCTCGGTGGCAGTAAGCCACGCAAGGAACGCGACTACACAGAAGAGGAAGCCAATGACAAGATCAATGCAGATAACAGAAGTGATGGAGATTTACAAGACGCTGGAGGAGAAGATCCAGGATCAGACATGGACGAGTAAGCACTCAGAGGAAGATGTTAAATTCTTCAACGACGTCAGGGACATGTCAGAGAATCTCGTCAGTCAGATTTATATTTTCATCGAGTACTTCCATCAGTATGTCGACGCTGTTCAAGAGTCTGCTGTGTTTTCACCTACAAGAGTTGAGGAAGTTCCAGAGGACGGCAAGGTCTATCCAACACAAACTTCTTCCGACCCTGCCCCTGAGGAAGTTGTCGTCCCATGATTTGCGAGAAGTGCACGGCAGGTGGCGAGGCCAATAAGTTGGGTGATATCTATATCGCTATTGGGTTGCATGATCTATGCAAAGGTTGCGAGTGCCAGCATAAGACTGGCGAAGGTTGGTACAAAAAGAAGGCATGAAAAAGCCCCCCACCCAGTTAAGGGTGAGGGGCGTGTTTGGATTTCCAAACAGTTAAGCAACTCGGACAGGTGACACCCAGCCACAAGATTCGCATTTAGCGAAGCCCTCTAGGGTCGCACTATCCTTGCTTATTTTACGAGCGCAGTAGTAACACTTCATCAGTGTTTTACTGGCTTGTAGATAGGCTCGATAACCGCATGAAGTAAGCCGTCAGTAAACGCTAACGCCTCATCCTCAGTATCGAACATTCCATACGACCATGTTCCGTTGCCATATTCATCGCTCACTTGAACGATAAAGCCAGCAACTTGCATGACTTCATCTTGATATACTTGCATGGTATTCCCTTCTAGTCATTGTAGAATTCGTCATAGCACACATCAGGCTCATGACACTCACAGTCGCGCAACCGTTCATCACAGTCCTCGCATGAGTCATCCTTGCCTAGTGCTATGTCGTCATCCACTCTGGGTTCTGACATGATCTTTCCTTTCATGAAGGATGGCAAGTGTTTGGATTTCCAAACGCCAGCCATCACCTATTATACTCCGACTCATAATGCTAAGGCAAGTATCATGCCCGTTGCAATAAGCGTCCCAACGCATGTCCATAACATGAGCATGAGTTGTTCTGAGACACTTCCTACGAAGTGGTCATAGTCGTCCTGTATCAAGTGGTACTCCATCTCTGAACCCCTCGTGCATGGTTGGCGTAGTCGCTAAGACATGGACGGGGATTATGTTTAACTGCTTTTGGATATCTCGCCTCTGACTAGGATCGAGACCGCCCCAGATACCATAAAGTCCAGTATATCTGAGAGCGTATTCTCGACACTCCGCCAGTGCTGGACACGCCTTGCATAATTGCTTAGCGTGAACAGCCTCTGGCGTCTTGTATTTGTTGTTGCCACCATGTTCTGGAAACCAGACTTCTGGGTCAACCTCAGCACATAGAGCGCGGTTATCGAAGATAGGAAAATGATGTTCGGTCACTTACTCACCTCGATACCATAGACTAAACCTACGGCATCCATCTTATCCCATGCACACTGCTGGCAATAGAACCCAGCACTGTGATCGTGTGCCAGTACCAGAATTGGCATAGCACACTTGGCGCATAGAGCATCTTTATATTTGCTCACGAGTTTCCTTCCATTGGTAATTGACCAGCCATGCGCTGATACTCAGTGGCTCTGAGCATCAGTTGAGCATGACGTTCTTTGTTGCCATCCCGTAACGCTTGTTCGGCGTCATGCAGGAATAGTTCAGCGCGAACCCCTAGATAGAAAGGGGTAGGCGGTACTGGCTTGCGTTTCTTACTCATGACTGATCCCCTTCCTTTTCTAAGGCATTGGCTATGCGATTGAGACTTTTCATAATTGAATACATGATTCCAATTATTTCTTGCTCATACTCTTTACTCATGATAGAGCCCACCCACCTTCTTTACCTAGACCAGCCCATGTCTGATCTTTGCCCTTGTAGCATAGGCAGTTGGTGAGATACGCCTTGCAGTCATAGCATGAGCCACAAGCCATGCAGTAGTTATCATCCCATGACTCGATCATCATCTCATCTACATAGGTCTCACAGACCTCGCACTCACGCCACTTGACTTCTTCGTTAGTGGAATAACCGCCGAAACCTAGCCCAAAGTCTAAAGGGTTAGTGGATGTCCACTTGCGAGAATAAGTATCGAGATAGCAGGAGTCGTTAGACCACCACACGCCAGACTCATCCTTCTTGCCCTTCTCAGCATGATATAGATAGCACTGATACTCAGCGCGTGGATCTATCGTGAGGATGCATACCTTGGAACCGCTAGTGAAATCCTCAATGAGGTTGGACACTTGTGGGTTATCTAGGGCAGTAACCCCACCGATTGCAGGTAGTAGATCCTCAGCAAAGATACGCGTATCGCTACGATCATCACCTTGAGGCTCAACGATTGGCAGGATGCCATTGTGTGCAAGATAAGTAAGGTTGTTACCTACGCCTACTTGGAATGGATGGCAGTTCTCGACAGTCTGAGAACCATGAGTGGCGAATCGTGCATGCCACATGGCATAACCTTCTGGATACTTGCCACGCATTTCGAGGAATCGCTTGATGGATGTATCAGCGTTCATGGTGCGTTCTACATGGATACGATTCTCGCTAGGAATTACGATAGCGAAGCCGAAGCCATGAGGATTGTTGAGAGCAGAGTTTTCCAACTTCTCTCGTGATGGAATTACATTTGGCGGAATCACACATAACATACACATTTTACATACTCATTTCTGTTTGGAAACCCAAACGGTTAGGACTCATTGACTGTATCGGACATGAAGGATTTCTCCATAGCCGTAAATAGATTTGGATAAGTTGAGGCATTGTCTACGACATACCGAGTGAACATCATCCATGAGAGAGCCTTATTGCTGGCGTTCACATGTAAGTCACGCGTATATTCTACGGCACATTGAACGAGTTCTAGTGCCATGAGTACGCGTGCAGGCTTGAGTGATCCTCTGAACACTCGAACCTCAAGTGTCTCAGAGTTCTCTGAGTTGACCGCTGCATAGCGACCATTTTCTTGATGTCCATACTTGACCTTCTGGACTAGGTGACCCTTATCCTCGAAGGTTGCATAGGATGATGTACGACCTGCCAGCCTACTGATCTGGCGATCATTGTCGTAGATCAGTTTCATGAATCGTAACTCATGAGCCTGAACCTTGGTGATGTCTTTCCTACTGTTTGGAATTCCAAACGCAGTACGTGAGACGTGGACATGCAGACCGCATGTACGGGTATCCCATGAACGAAAGCCCAGCCTACGCAGTGAGGTAAGTGCCTCCCAGTCGAAGTTGGCTTGGTATTCCTCAAGCGAGTGAGGATGAGTGACGATCTCGAAGCCTTGACTGAGAGAGCCATCCTCTTTCAGATAGATACGCTCACCAAGGGCATTGGTCACGACTTCTGCTGCATCTCTTATTGAGTTGCCGTCAGACTCGACTTCTAACTCGAACCCCATGTGATAGGTAGCAGTGCCAAAGAAGTACGGACGTGGCTTGTACGAGTAGGAGTTGATGAGGTGACTTGAATCCTCATCTGGACAGTAATGCCCGTCACCATCCCAGTATTGCTGACCGCACTCATCACATGTATAGACGTTGTTATCTATACATGACTCACAATAGCGAGAGCCGTTGAACCAACCGCTATCATCCATGAGTTCGATACTCTCGCAACATGAGCAGTGGAAGAAATTATCCTCACCACCACCATCAGCATAGATTTCCTTCTGGCACTTAGGGCAGACTTCCTCTCCGAATATTTTCTCGAAGTTCACTACCACTAGATCGCCACTATAGAAGGAGTTTACGCGCCAGTTATAGCGCGCATATTGAGTGTCGCAACGATCACATGAGCGAGAACACTCATTGTTATCGTGGCTCTGCACTTCATTACCTGAGCCATCCAATGAAGGGATGAGATCAGATATGCCCTCGCATGAGTAGCAGGTATCCTCGGTTGGACGAGGACGGCTATCCCTGAGTGCTATCAGACCGTCCTCGGTGAGAACATTGTCTGAGTAGCGCATCACATCACGCAGTGCGCCCATCTGGCAGTTCACGCAGTACCCATCAGGGGTTTGTAGGGCTGATAGCACCCATATCTCTTGAAAGGTGCGACAGTTGAGACATCTTGCATTGTGAAGGTAGCCCCATGCATTACTGGTGACTACATCTTCCATTGTTACTGGCATTGTTTATCCTTTCGTTTCTGTTTGGAAATCCAAACGCTCGGTTAGATAGAGAGATTTGTACTTCATCACTCTACGGACAACATACTCCCCACTTTCATTGGTTCCATGTTGCCAGCCATCACCCTTCCAAGGTTCGTCACCTCGGAAAGTCTGGGTGGATGGATATTCTAAAAGACATGAGATGCCATTTAGAGAGACGGCGAAGGCTACGACCTTCCAGTTACGCGTGGTACTACTGGAGACTGTATCTCCGACTTGGAAAGACAATCCAGAAGCATCAGCGAGTGGATCTTGATTAACCATAAACCTCTCGATAGATAGAAAGTTCATGATCACTACCTTCTGCGCCTATTTAGGGTACGGCACATCTCAGACCATAGACGCTTGATGTCTGATGGGTGAAGTATCATCTCGCAGATCATGTCGGTGACATAGAACGCATTGTGATACTTCGGGCCTTTAACATGAAACATGTGGCAGTATAGGCGTTCAGCGTTAGGGTGCATTGTGGCGTAACTAGAATCTAAGTGAACCTCAGAACCTAGGCACTCATCAACCTTCTTGATGTTGATGCGTTCGATAATGTCGCAGATCATGGCTACATCCCTGACTTGTTTAGATCTTGCTCGGCTTGTAGGTAAGCATCGCGCCAGTAATGGACTGACTCGGTGAGTCGGTGATTAGCAACGGCGGTGGTGATTACTACGATTAGGGATGAGGTGAGCGCTATGGTAAGCGCGACCAAATCCCATGCTGATAGAACTATCATTTATCTTGCCATCCCTTCGTTAATGCCGATCTTGTCCATAAGATCGCGCTCTCTGACCTCAGCCCAGAACTCATCATTGGTGAGAAGTCCTCTCTTGTACTGATCTGCTAGTTTCTCGAACACTTCGTACTTATCCATTTAACTACCTTTCATCTAGCGTTTGGAAATCCAAACAGTGCGAGGGCAGACTTTGCCCGTGCATAACCTATTTTACGGCATGGGCTACCCTAAGTCAAATGAGCATGACCACTGGATCTGGTGCGCCGAAACAAACCAAAGGACGGCTGGGGCTGGAATGGGTGCGCCGACACAAACCAAGACCGCTAGGGCTAGGGTAGATTCTGATAGACGACAATGACTGAACCACCACCCCCGACACAAACCAACACAAACTTCCGCGATTGCTGGCCGACACAAACTTTCGCGCCCCGTCCGCGCCCGTTTGGAAATCCAAACGGATTTCGGAGCACAGAAAAAATCGGAGCATAGAAAAAACCCGCCACCCCCGAAGGGGTGACGGGCTTGATCTTTCAGTGCTTAGGCAGTCGCGCCTTTCGCTGGATGGCGCTCGACTGACTCGTTCAGCGCTTGGTTATGGAGTGAAGTCGTGACGAGGTGGTTCACGAGTTTAATCAGATCAGACGCGGAGTCGAAGTCGGTAACAGTGACGTCCACCAAATCGCGCAGACCTTCGAGCGCTTGAGCGATTAGGCCGTCAGCGTTCAGAGTAACCTCGACCTCGCCAGACTTACGACCTGCGCCAGTGTTATTACGCTTAGGCTTAGCGTCACGAGCCAATTCCGCATTAGCCTTGAACTCGTCAAAATCCTTTGAGAGACCAATCATGGCGATAGCGCCGTCCACCTTGACCGCACGCTGAGCCATCTCAGCAACCTTAGAAATCTCGATTACCGAGACCTTATCCGCGCCTTCAAGATCAAATGAGGCCACGATAACTTTCACGAACTTTGCAGAGTTCTTGGTGATTCCGCGAACTTCGCCGAACTGCTTAGCCTCAAGAATTGTCGCCTCGAAATCGCGGACGGAAACTTTCTGAGCCTTACGGAACCACTCGCGCACGCCTTGATCGCCAGTGGTGACGAGTTGAGCGTAAGCCTTAACGAGCGCTGGAACTGCCTTACCTTGTGGAGCCTTTGATTCTGTCATGATTCTTACCTTTCAAGAGCAGGTCACCCGTTGCGACCTGATGAGAGAATTATTGCATAGATCAGAACTAGAGTCAAATACCCAAGACCCCAAAAGCGTTTGGAAATCCAAACAGATCCCACGCTCAAAACACGCTCAGCCAGCCAGCCAGCCCCCTGAGCAGATAGTCTCCCGACACAAACTCTCAGGCGTAAAATTTCGGCGCGCTCGCCCGTAAACGGGCTCGCGGTAGACCCTCGGCGGTACTTAAATCGCGGAGCGTTACTAAAACCCTCACTTGCCAGAGGCAGGGCATAGCCCTGACGCTACAAGCAAAAAGATATTTGTCTAAAGGCTCGGAAAGAAAAAAGCATCGAGTCGCTTGGGGCGACCCCAGTGCTTATAACTCCCGCTGGTCGTATAATACACTATCGCGTTACAATATTTTTCCAGTATTTACGGGGGAAATGTCCGTTTTATACATATAAGTTAGTGAAGTACATCACATTTGCTAGATTATACCGTTCGGATTTCCGTTTTGAACGGGTTAGTATATATAGACGAACGACTCCTACAGAGTGAGTCTATCTTGATGTGAGTGGTTGGCTGAGACAGCCGAAACGATAGTGTAGGCTGGCTTATTGCCAGCCACGAACCCGAGGGGTTAGCGAGGCTCGCCTGAGCGAGCCGAGCGATAAAGGGGATTTTATACAAGGGGTTTAATGGAGGGGTTATAATGGCTGCTAAGGGCGGTAAAGAGCACCACAATGTAGTCGCTCTCAGAGAGGCAAAGGCAAAAGTTTTAGATTTTGTCCGCCAAGGTTTAGATATTACAGATGCATTAGCAAGGGCTGAACGTAAGCCAGATGTCATGAAGGACTGGCGCAAAGACCCAGCCTTTATGAGAGAACTTGAGAAGGCCCGATCAGAGGGCGAAAAGACTTTAAGTATAGTTTCAGGGGATGCCAAGTTCAAGATTGGCTTTGAGGAGTTCAGCCGTGAGTTTCTTGACTCGCCGATTTTCCAGCATCACAGGTCTTGGATTGACGTGCTCGAAGGACGGGAACCTTCCTACATTCACTCGTCGATGGTCTATGACCCTGCATCTAAGAAGCGTCTGCTTATCAACGTCCCACCCGAGCATGCTAAGTCGACGGTCATCACGGTCAACTACTGTGTGTACCGAATCGCCATGGATCCCAACATTAAGATCACCATCGTTTCCAAGACTCAGGAACGCGCTAAGGAGTATCTTTACTCCATCAAGCAGCGACTAAGCCACGAGCGTTGGTCTAAGTTACAGGCAGTCTATGGGTCTGCAGGAGGCTGGAAAGAGGATGCGGATACTTGGAAGGCTGATCGCATTTACCTTTCTCGTGATTCTACCGAAAAAGATCCGACGGTGCAAGCGCTCGGTATTGGTGGCCAGATTACTGGAGCCCGTTCGAACCTCATCATCCTGGACGACGTTGTTACGACTTCAAACGCACATGAGTGGGAGAAGCAACTCCTCTGGCTCCAGCGAGATGTAGTCACTCGTCTGGGTGATAACGGTAAGTTGTTGATCGTAGGCACACGTATCGCCGCTAACGACCTCTATCGAGAGATTAGAAACCCTGAGCACTGGACTGGTGGCAAGTCACCGTTCACTTACCTTTCAATGCCAGCAGTACTTGAGTTCGCAGATAACCCAAAAGACTGGGTTACTCTATGGCCTAAAGCACATATCCCTTGGGAGGGCTCAGATGAAGATATTTTACCAGATGAAGATGGCCTCTATCCTAAATGGGACGGGGGAGCATTATTCCGTAGACGTAGTGAAGTCTCGCCAAGTGCGTGGGCGTTGGTATACCAGCAACAGGACGTACAAGAAGACTCAATATTTGCCCCTGTCTGTGTACAAGGTTCGATCAATAGGATGCGAAAGCGTGGCCCCCTAAAGGCTGGTAGCGCTGGACATCCCACTGAAAAGGGATCTTGGTACACCATCATGGGTCTAGACCCTGCTATGACTGGTAATACAGCAGCAGTGGTTATGACAGTAGATCGTTACAGTCGCAAAAGGTATATCCTTGACGTCGAAAATATGTTCGATCCTACTCCTCAGAAGATCCAGAAGTTGATTCAGGACTGGGTTGAGAAGTACAGACCGCAAGAATTAAGAATTGAAACCAACGCGCATCAGAAAGCATACGCTTTGGATGATGATCTACGCCAGTTCCTAGCCTCTGCAGGAGTTCGCTTCTCGAGTCAGTTCACTGGTAAGAATAAATGGGATACACAATTCGGTGTAGCAGCCATGTCAGGTCTTTTTGGGACTATGCGTGGCACAGCATTTAATAACGATAACCTCTTAGAACTTCCAGCAGTGGAAGGTTCAGAGGGCATAAAGGCTCTGATCCAGCAATTAATAACCTGGGAGCCTAATACTAAAGGCAAGACCGACTGTGTGATGGCGCTCTGGTTCTGTGAACTACGCGCCAAAGAAGTTATCTCAATCGGTAGAACTAATCAGAGCCATATAACCAATAAATGGGCAACTCGTAAACAACAACAAGAACGCTATGTACTCAATGTCAATGACTATGAGTTTGGTGAGGAACAGGAATAACGATGGCATTAGACATTGAAAGAATCGCTAAGCGTGTTGAGAATCTCAAGCGCTTGCATTCTGAGCGTGACTTTCGTATGGCCCAGATTCAGGCTGTTCGCAAAGGTCAGATTGCTAGCATTTTTCCAGATTTGTTCCCTGAGGGACTTCCATACTCAATGGTTGCTAACTTTATCGACGTTGCAGCCCGTGATCTTGCAGAAGTTCTAGCCCCACTTCCATCATTTAACTGTGGCGCAGTCAAGGTTACAGATGAGAAGGCTCGTAAGTTTGCTGATAAGCGAAGCATGATTGCCAACAACTATGTTGCAAACTCACGTCTCCAGTCACAGATGTACTGGGGCGCAGATTGGTACTTCTCATACGGATTCTTGCCAATCCACGTAGAGCCAGATTTTGAAGGTGATATTCCTTTCATCCGTGTTGAAGATCCAATGGGATCTTACCCAGAGTTTGATCGTTTTGGACGTTGCGTAGCATACGCTAAGCGTTACAAGAAAACATCTAATGAACTTGCACATGAGTTCCCAGAGTTTGCAACCAACATTCTTGGTCGCTTTGGTGAGAACACAGGCAACGATATTGAACTTATCAAGTACATGGATAAAGATCAGACAGTTCTTTTCCTTCCAAACAACAATAATTTAATTCTTAGTACCGTAAAGAATCCTCTTGGCAAGATGACTGTGCGTATTGCACGTCGTCCTGGCATTGATGATGAACCACGCGGACAATTTGATGACGTGATCTATGTACAAATGGCTCGCGCACGTTTCGCTAACTTGGCAATGGAAGCGGCTGAAAAGTCAATTCAAGCGCCACTTGTTGTACCTAGCGATGTATTAGACCTACCTATGGGTCCTGATGCAGTTATCCGTACAACTCAACCACAAGGTGTCGGGCGTGTTCGTTTGGACATTCCCGCTGCTGCTTTCCAGGAGCAATCAGCACTCCAATCAGAATTACGACTTGGTGCTCGATATCCTGAGGGCAGAACTGGAAACATTGACGCAAGTATTATTACTGGTCAAGGTGTCCAGGCGCTACTTGGTGCTTTCGACTCTCAGATCAAGGCTGGTCAAACCATCCTTGCTGAGGTGTTCGAGGATGTACTTCAAATAGCGTTTGAGATGGATGAAGTTCTTTTCGACAAGGAAAAGAGCGTTAGAGGAACAGCACAGGGTACGCCGTACGAGTTAAAGTACATGCCAAGCAAGGACATAAAAGGCGACACTTCTATTGAAGTTCGTTATGGCTTGATGGCTGGATTAGACCCTTCACGTGCATTGATCTTCTCACTACAAGCACTAGGTGCAGACCTTGTATCCAAAGACTTTATTCGTCGAGAACTACCATGGAATGTTAATACAAGCATGGAAGAAACACGCATTACTGTAGAAAAAATGCAAGATAATCTCACGCAAGCCATTACAGCAACTGCACAAGCAATCCCTGCAATGGCAGCGCAAGGAGCAGATCCTTCACCGCTTATTAAGAATATTGCTGATGTGATTGATCGCATCACTCGGGGAGAAAACATACAGGATGCTGCGTTGGCAGTGTTCACGCCGCCTCAACAGCCTGAACAACCAGCACAGCCAGAGATGGCTCCACCAGGCACACAAGGCCCAGTTGAGCAGGCTCCCCAATCCCCAGCCGCTCCTGGACAACCTTCTGGTGGAGTCCCTCAACAAGCAGCACCCCCAGCAGATTTAGCAACAATGTTAGCAGGACTAGGAGGATAAGATGGCAGCGCGTAAGAAGCCAGTTAAAAAGGCAGCAGTTAGAACTGTACGCGATGAGTCTTATTCAAAATTAGAACTGTATTGCATTGCAATGCATGAGTATTACAAAGCACTTCGCGTCGCAGGATTCCCTTCTGACGTGTGCATGACAGTTATGATGGATCGCAGTTCATGGCCTGATTGGATGATGCCAGAAGGCATTCCAAACAAGATTGATCCACTCGAGTATATTGATGACGAAGATGAGGACTAAAAATGTCGAATATTGCACCTGTATCAGGAGTCGGAAGAGACTCAAAGCGTGTTGACCGCGGCATGGTCCAGAAGATTCAGCGCAACGCAAGAATAGAAAATGCTGCTGGCGGAACCTACGGAGAGCGCAAAGATATGAAGTCTCTTGCATCTGCCGAATCTACAGGACCAACAGCAAGTGCAGTATCAGCAGGAAATGTTGTAACAGCAGGCACTCCTATTGCTACAGTAAATGCATTTGCTCCAGGAACACAGGGAGTTCCTCTTTCAAGTGGTGCAAAGGGTGGTCCTGGTCCTGACGATACAGCACAGCAGACACCAGTTGATTCTTTTAATCCTGATTCTATGTTTGTCCGTGCAATGTATGCGGCTAACCCAGATTCTCGTCAACTAATGATGATGGTAGAAGCATATAACGAACTGGAATCTTAATGGCTGATAATCTAAAAGCCATCCTAGAGGCTAGGAAAAACTCATACAAGACAATGATGCAGTATTCAATGAATTCATTGTCTCCAGATGCACTATCTAACTTTAATGCTATCACCCAAAAATATCCTGGGATGAGTAATGACTTAGTTGTATCTATGGTTCGTCAGGGATTGACTGCAGATACTCCTAATCTGAATAAAATTACAACCATTGACGGTATTGCTGCACTCAAAGCAGACGCATTTAACGTAGATAAAATCAAAAAGAATGTAGAACCTGATCGTGGATTCCTTGGCACTATTCAGGCTGGACTAAAAGAAGGCGTTTACGATCCATTTAAGGGTCTAACTCGTACTCTTTTTGCAGGACTTCGTTTGCCTTATGACATTGCAACAGTTACAGGACGAGATACACTAGCGGCTATCCGCGGAGAAGACATTTCGAAAAAAGAAATATTTACAGGTGCTTTTTCCGAAGCAACCACTTTTGGTGCTTTAGCAAGAAACTTTTCAGATCAAGGATCTGGATTCTTTGTCAGCCCTAAAAGTGCTGCTGGAAAAGCACAGATCAAAGCCATGGGTAAGTACGGTCAGATTAATGGAGAATCCTACACCATTGGTCGCAGTATTTTTAACGGCATTGGACTCAACCCACAAGACAATGCATATAAGGTTTTATCTGGAATTGTAGATGCGACACTTAACGTAGGCTTAGATCCATCTATGTGGTTTGGTCCTGGCGCTGCAGGCAAGATTCTTACGCAGGGCAAGAAGGCAACAGCGTTAGCAAATGAGATCAAAGAGTATAACAAGGTTGGAATTAGCCAACTTGAAAAAGAAGCAGTAGAACTTCTTAAAAAAGAAGGAAGTATTCTAGAAGATAAGATTACAAAGAAAATCTCTTCACCTTTTAAGCGTCTTGCAAAAGACGTTAAGAAAAAAGAAGATCAGATTATTGCTCTCGAAAAGCAGATTGTCGATAAACAAATCAGAACTGCTCGTAAACTATTAAATTTTGAAAGTCTCAACGCGGCTCGATGGACATCAGAACCAGCAGACGCTATTTCAAAGCAGACACTTTCTGATAAAAGCATTTCTGAGTGGTTTATAACTAACCCTAAAACTCAGACTGGTGAACTATCTGATGCAATGTCACTATTGTCTACTGATATGAAAAACACTGGCGGATTCTTTGATGGGTACATCCTTCTTGATGAAGTCCCACAGTATGGCAAGGTTAGCGCAGGAGCACATTATCTAGACGAGTATGCTGTCACTGCAAATACAGCAGATGAATTCAACTTACTTGATCTTGCTGATGACTTTACAAAGGCTGATGAGGCAACACGCACAAAAGAAGGTCTCCGCCGCGCTAAATTAGCAGATCGTTTAGATAAACTAGGCAAAAATGTAGCAGATCCAGAGTTTAGAGTCTATAACGAACTAGCAACTAGACTTCGTGACGAAGCAGCAGCACTTGATGGATTTACAGGATCTTTGTTTGTCGTTGGAGATGAACTCGCAGCAGGAAAGAGCCTTGGCACTCTTCTTGGTGAAGTTTCTGCACTAAAGAATCCAGCAGTTATGTCTAAGGTATCAGAACTTGTGGAAGACATCTGGAAAGTTGATGGCTTCACCAACATTCGCTCTATCTATGGCGGAACTGGTGGAGTTGCAATTACTAATACAGCAAAAATTGCAGCCACACGTGCTGAAATTGGTATTGCAGCAGCAGAGATTGCAGATCCTACTAACCTAGGACCTAATGTTCTTAGACTTTTACAGTCAATTAAAAAGCCTCAGGATGAACTTATCACCCGACAGAATGAATTTGATGACCTAGTTAATAAACAACTAGATCTTGAAGATAAAGAAAGATGGTTTAGTCTCCTACGCCAGAAGGCAAATGGAGATCCAGATATTCTTAGAGAGTTAATTTCAGATCCTAAGTCAAAGGGTCTCAAGGGTTTGCTTAAACTAGAAGCAGAACTTGCAGAGAAATCAATCTACAAAGAGTCTATCCTAGCAAATGCTGGGCTTACAGATAACTTTATGGGCAACGTACTTGATACTCCAAACATGGAAAAGGGAATCAAGTTCATGCTTGGCCGTCAATTTAAGGCAGTTGCTGAGATTGTTGCTGGCGAAAAAGATGTTGTTAAACTACGCAACCTATTTAGACGCAAGTTAGATGACAGAGTTATTAAAGAACTTGCTGGGGCTGCTACAGTAGACGACGTTTATAGAATCTTGTTAAACCAAATAGATAGTGGTGCGGATCTAATTGCAGTCAAAAATGCTGTTGGAACTGGTGCTAAGATTGCCGCAAACCCAGTTGCCCGTTTGATCCCAGGTGTAAACCTCAACGCTATCCGTATGTCAGAGAACATTAACAGAGCATTTGGTCGTTTCTATATCCGATCTACAGCGCTTAATCTTAATGATCTCACAGCACTAAATACTGGTGTTGAAGACTGGATGAGTTCTATCCTTGTATCATCTCGCTTTGGTGGAATGATTAGCAAGACAACTAGAGACAGAGTTATTGCTGATACACAGAGAGCAATCTTTGCTGCTGAAACTAACGCTGAACGCGCTGCTGCCGTCCATAATGGTATCGGTAAGTTGCTAGATGAAGTTGCATCAGGAATCGGTGCTGATAAAGACGGTATTGCTAAACTTAAAGAAAGCATCAAGATCTCTGGTAAAGAAGACGTTCTTGTATCAAACTACACCCTTGAGCAGGCGCTTGCCAACGGTGGTGGCGGAACTATTACAGCAGGTGGAAAAGAAATTCGCCTAACAAAGGGAATGCTTGAAAGCCAGTTGGTTAAGGATGTACTTAATCTTCCAGACTCACGTGCAGTAACTAAGTCTCTTATAGACTTTAAGACTAACGTTCCGTTGTATGGTAAGGCACGATCAACAAAAGTTCTTCTTGAAGAAGCAGGAGATCTCTGGCGTACAGCGCAGTTGGTAGGTCGTTTTGCCTACATCATGCGTAACGTAGGAGAAATGCAAATGCGCCAGTTCCTATCTGGCCATAACAGTTTATTTAACAACCCTATTGGCTTCATTTCTATGATGATTGCTAACCCAGAAGGTAACTGGGCGCAGAAGGCACTAGCAGGTAAGAGCAAACTTGGCGTAAATGCTATGGGTGAGTTCTTCAAGTCTACAGATGCAGAGGTTCAGTTCTCTGAATCTATTATTGCTCGTCAGGCTTTGACTCGTCGTGGCAAGGACTCTACTGCAGACTATGGTGCTCCTGGAAGAAAGCCAACAAGTATTTTTAGAACCTATGATGTTGTAGATTCTACAAGCGAAGATTACCTACAGGGCCTTGCTTGGACAATGAACAACTTCTCATCAGATAAGTTTATTCCAGATGTAATCCGCGTAATGCAAGCAGGAACACCAGAAGCACAAGTTCAGTATGTTGATAATCTAATTGATACATTTGATGAGCCAGGCAATAAGTTGCGAGAGTTCCTATCAGCAATCTTCAATGATAATGAAGGAATGAATGAACTACTTCTTATCAATCCTTTCAAGGAAACTGGTCCTGGTGTTGTAAAGTCAAACATCAACAAGGATAATCTCCTTACGTATCTATTTGACGCTAAACAGGCTAACACAGTTATTGGACAGGTTGACCTTCTTGCCGGTCAGGGAGCACAAAGAGATCTAGTTCTTTCTATGTTACGTGATGGAGAAGTAAAGGTTCCAGTTAACGGCAAGTTAGTTACTGTCAAACCACCATATGCTCAAAAGGGTCTAACAACAGAGCAGGTTATTTCTGCAGAAAAGAACTTTGAAAAGCAGGTTGCTGCAATCTTTAAGCCAGAGCAAATGGCTGGCTCACGTGTACGTGTATACAATGAGAAGGTAGTCTTTGACGGAACCACCAAGGTGGCTAAGCAATTTACAGACTGGTTCTTTGATCTAGCAGCAAGAGTTGAAAGCAAGGTCAACTTCGGACCTGAGTTTGACGCTAGTTACTGGGACTTCGTAGCCTCATACGCTGATATGCTCAGCACTGAGGACTTGATTAAGTTGCGTAACAACGCCAACAAGGCTTTTGCACCTACATCTAAAGGTGGAAAGAAGATTATTGGTAGAGTTCCAGCACCATTGCGTTCTATCAACAGCACACTCAAGCAGCGTCAAAAGAACCCTTCTTACGTTCACAAGGGTGGAGCAACGCTAAGAACAATTGATTCTCTCGCAGCGCAGCAAGCATCTAAGTATGTAGAAAACTTGTTCTATAACGCCGCTAAGCAGAAGCAGTGGGCTAACGCAGCCCGTCTGGTAGCACCGTTTGCTCAGGCTCACTACAACACCATTGGCAAATGGGGAGAACTTATGTTCGCTAACCCAGTGCCTATGATTAAGTTTGCTAAGGCATTTGACTCTCTTACAAAAGAGGGATCAAATGTAATCTACGATGTTTCTGGCGTAACTTATGATGATAATCAGGGATTCCTTTACAAGGATGAAATGTCTGAAGATCTAAAGTTTAAGATGCCTATTGTTGGTAGCGTTCTTGGTGCTATGGCTGGTATGAACATTAATGCAAAAGATGCTCTACAGATAACATCACCAGTGCAGTCTTTGAACCTTGCATTTGGTTCTGTTAATCCGTTATCCCCTGGCATAGGACCTCTTATGGTTGCTGCTTATACAGTAACTGGACGCGACAAGGCGTTTGGTCCAGTAGATGATCTACTCAGAGATATTGTTACACCATTTGGTGAGCCTAAGGGCGTAGAAGATATCATCTTCCCAGCCTGGGCAAAGAAGATAGTTAACGCTTTTATTGCAGATGATGCGTCTACACAGCGTGGAGTTAAAGACTTTGCTTCGTATTTAGCCTCCACGGGTGATTATGGGGATAACCCATTTGCTAACGATCAGGCAAGAAATCAACTATTTAGTGATGCAGAAGGTATGGCTAAGTGGGCAAACATCTTTGGTGCAATATTCCAGAGCATCTCGCCAGCAACTCCTATCCAAGAGGTTCTGCTAAGCATCAAGAACCCTAATAACAAGCAGAACTTTATGACCATGACAATGCTTTACAAAGAGTGGGATACACTCAAGAAGCGTTATCCTGGAGATAATGGAACAGCAGCATCTAAGTTTGCTGAGCGGTTTGGTCACAAAAACCTTCTAGTTGCTATCAGCAACACCACACCAGGAACCTCTGGTACTGCAGATGCTTGGACATTCTTGAATAACAACCCAGATGCTGTGAGTAAGTATGCCACTCCATCTGGAGACGTCATTCCTTACTTCTTCCCTGGCGGAGAGTATGCGATTAAGTACACCAACTGGCAGAAGAAGATGGGTGCTCGTCGTCAGATGTCTACATCAGAGATAGCACAAGAGGCAGAGGGCATGGTTTACTCCATGCTCAAGAGCCAACTTGCTGAGCAGCAGATTGCTGGACGTTACACAGATTTCTGGTACAACGAGCAGATCGCTATCCTCGATAAGCAGTTTGGTGGCGCTAAGCCAGTAGATGCAATCGTAACTGGAATCCAAGACGAAAAGATAGCAACAGTTGGTCGTGCTATTGAAGATCCGATATTCGAGTCTTCTTCTGTCTACGGAGAAACAGTAACATTTTACAAGCAGTTTGAGGAATTTAGAAAAGTTCTTAACGATCTAAAGGTTTCAAACTATGCAGAACTATCATCTAAGGGTGGAGTTGCAACACTTATGCGTGATGAACTCGTCGCCCTAGGAGAAACATTAATGTCTAACAATCCTGAATTCTCCCGTATGTACTACGGTGTATTCGCTGGTATATTAAGAGAGGCTAAGTAATGAGCGGAAGATATGTAGGATCTCAATTCATTCCTGATGCGCCTAAAACTCAAATGCAGGCTGCAGGAATCCTTGGCATTTATAACGATCCAAAAGACCCTTTCGTACTATTTGCTCAAACAACTGACCCAGTAAGAAAAGCAGGATATCTTATGGATATCCAAAAGGCCATGGGTGCAGATTTTGCTGAAATGCAAAACTTGCTTCGTAAATCTGGATTAAGTAAGTCAACAACTCCTTTGGGAGTTGGAGTAGTTGGAATGGATGAGTCTGCTGCTATTGAGAAACTTATCCTTTCCGCTATTCCGAGCCAACTGCTTCCCCTTGACTTCCTAAAAGCATATAATGCTACGGTTAAGCCAAAAGAAGGCCCTAAGCAGCCAGATACAACCACAAAGTATACTAAGCAGATCCAGACAGCACTTCAATTCAAGGATCTTGGCGATGCTCGCCAGTACTACAACAATGCCTACTTTACAGCATTTGGTCAGTGGCCAGCCCCAGAACTAGATAAGAAGTTCCAGGATTCATGGAATGCACAGGTCAAGCAGCAGAACCAGCCTACAACTACTTCTGGTAAGACAGAGTTTGCTCCAATCTATGATACTAAGAGCAAGCCAGTTATGGATTCTAAGACCAATAAGCAAAAGGTTGATCAGTTTGGAAACAAGGTCTTCTCAAAGATTAAGACCAATGCTGAGGGCATCAAGCAGTATAAGACTATTACAAAAGGAACATCTACCTCACAGGGTGAAGGATTCACAGCAGAAGAGCAGAAGGAGTTCCTTGCTGACTTCCTTGTAAATAACTTCCCAGAATCACAGTGGAATGTAGATGATATCGGTGGTTCTGCAAAGACCATCTACGATACAATCAAGGCATACCATACGGGCAACTATGATGCTGCTCCTGACTTTGCCACAGTTTCTCCACTCATCAAGAATCTTCTATCTAACCCTGATGAGAATGTGCAGAACGAACTTTACAATCAGTATATATCAGAGATTCAGTCCAAGTCTGGAAGTCGCTTTATGGCTATCCAGAACTCCCTCAAGCCAGGTGAGACAGCCAACAAGTATGTTGCTCCAGTGCTACAAACATTATCTGCTGGTCTTGAAACCAACGTTGGCATTAAAGATCCTCTTGCGATTCAAGTTCTTAACTTCAAAGATGAGAACGGCGAGTACAGACTGCCAAACGAGTTTGAGATGCAGAACATTATCAAGAACGATAAGCGTTATGAATCTACATCGACAGCAATTAATACGGCAGTCAATATGGCTCAATCACTAAAGAATGCGTTAGGTTAACAATGGCTATTAAAACAGGTCGTGCTTTAGTAGATGGTGGTGGAGAAGGAGTTGTTACTCCAGCAAAAGTAGAAACACCTAAAGCACCTGCAACGGTTGAAACCCCTGCCACAATGGTTCCTAAACTTAATAATCTTGTAGATACTCTTGGAAAAGCACTTACAGATCTCTATGTATCTCAGGGTCTTAACCCTGATGGAACTCAGAAACCAGCACCAATTGTTACAACAACTCAGAGAATGCAGCAAGAACGTGCCATTGCAGCAGGGCTATCACTTGAAGAAGCCGCAGGCAATCCTATATTTAACAAGGCAGTACAGCCAGTAGCACCTGCAGGATTCCGTTATACATGGATCGGTGGAACTGATACTGGACAGTGGAAACTGTACCAGAATACAGGTAGCACAGGAGCAGGCGCTGGAATGGGCGGTGGTGGTTCTACTGGTGCTGTTGGTGGTGCTGGTGGCACAACCACAACATCTGCAACTGGCACACCATCTACAAGCGTAGATGTTCTAAAGGCGCTACTCAAGGCTCAGGGATTATCATCAAGAATACTTGATTCATCAACATCATATCTTAACTCACTTCTTAAAGAAAACATTGAGTATGACAACGCCATTGCATTGTTCCTCAATACTAAAGAATACACACTCAAGAATGGAACTAAGATAACCTCACCGTTCTACTCAGAGTATGGATACCTCAACGAGGGTCTTGCTACCCCTAAAGAAGCAAGCGAACTATTTAATGCTGTCGAAGGCTACAAGTCACTCCAGCAAAAGTACGGTTTCAGCGATAAGTACCTAAGCACAGATTCACTCAAGAACTATGTAAAGAACAACGTCACAGTCCTTGACCTAGATGAACGTGCTAATACTGCTCGTTTGGCTGCTATTCAAGCAGACCCAGCAAAGACAGACGCTCTTATCAAGTTGGGCTATATTGCTAGCAAGGAAGGTCTGCAAGACTTCTATCTTGATTCAAAGATCGGCAAGGAGCAACTTGAGATCAACAGAAACACAGGAGCATTTGTAGCCGAGGCTATCCGTCGCTCTGCTACTGGTATCTCAACAGCCCCTGGCCAGATCGAAGGCATGAAGGCTCTGGCTGCAACTCTTACAGAGAAGGGTTACACAGAGGCACAGATCGCTCAACTTGCATCTACTGGATTTGAAGAGATCGGAAAGACTCTTGAGCCACTGACTAAACTAGAGAACATCTACGGAGTCAAGGCAGACAAGGAAGCCATCCAAAAGGATCTTCAAACAGAAGAGTTCCTAGGAATGGCATCTGAACTGCGTAAGCGCCGTAAAGAGCAAGAAGAACTTTCATTTAAGCGCAAGTCAGGCACTATTCGCGCTAGTCGCGGAAGCGGTGGCTCACTAGGAGCAAACTCCATAACAGGAGCAATATAAAAGAATTCCATTGGACCCATCGGCCCCAATGGTGTATAAGACCGATAGTACGAGCCAACTTGGAGCCCCTTCCAATCTTGAGGCGTACGCCAACTACTAACAAGGGAGAGGTTGCTATGAGCAACAACCGCGACAACATCAACTG